AGAGCGTATGAAGTCGCTGGTCAATTGATAGGACAAGTAGGACAAACTGTAGATAAGTTACAAGACTACAATAGAAACTAAAAGATTTAAAAGAATTACCTAAAACAGCAAATCAAAATATAAAGAATGCTTTATTTGTAGGCTCTACGGCAGAGTTACAAAAGATGTTGAAAAAAGATGAAAATACTAAAGTCAAAGACATCACACCCGAAAAAGACGACACTAAAGATAAGTGATTTAACTTATAATCGTTATTACGAAAATTATAATCCTAAATTAACTGATGGTGTTGAAGATATAAAAGATATGATGAATAACCCTATTGAAGTATTTAAACATAAGATTAATCCTACACAACGATATGGCGCCAGTGGTAAACACTATAAAGAAAAACTATATAGTGTAGAGAAAGGTAATCAAAGAGTTACACAAGCGAAAAGACTTGGGTATACTCATATAGAGGCAATCGTAAATGAGCACTAACGAAGCATATCTTGGAAATCCCAATCTTAAAAAAGTAAACACGCCTGTTGAGTTTACAGAAGAACAAATAAAAGAATATCAAAAGTGTGCAAACGATCCAATTTATTTTATGGAAAACTATGTACGAATTGTATCGCTTGATGAAGGTTTGGTTCCTTTTAAGATGTATGACTTTCAAAAAAATATTGTACAAACCATACACGATAACCGATTTACAATTTGTAAACTACCTAGACAATCAGGTAAATCAACTACAACAATTTCTTATCTTTTACATTACGCTTTATTTAATCCAAATTCAAACATTGCAATACTAGCGAACAAAAGTTCTACGGCGAGAGATATATTAGGAAGACTACAACTCGCTTATGAAAACTTACCCAAATGGTTACAACAAGGTATCATTAATTGGAACAAAGGTAATATAGAGTTAGAAAACAAATCAACGATTGTAGCAGCGGCGACTTCAAGTTCCGCTATTCGAGGAGGTTCATTTAACATCATCTTCCTTGACGAGTTTGCTTTCGTACCAGCGAATATCGCAGAGATGTTTTTTAGTTCAGTTTATCCTACGATCTCATCTGGTAAAAGAACAAAGATGATTATTGTATCTACACCACACGGTATGAATCAATATTACAAATTATGGATAGATGCGATTAATAAAAGAAATGATTATGTTCCGATAGAAGTTCATTGGTCAGAAGTTCCAGGAAGAGATGAAGCTTGGAAAGAAATGACTATAAGAAACACAAGTGAAGAACAATTCCAACAAGAGTTTGAGTGTGAGTTTTTAGGTTCAGTTGATACTCTTATCTCACCAGCGAAAATTAAAAACACACCATACGCCGATCCAATACAATCTAAAAATGGATTAAAGATGTTTAAGAAACCAGAAAAGGGTCGTATGTATGTTTGTTGTGTTGACGTGGCGAGAGGTACAAACAAAGATTACTCTGCGTTTATTATAATAGACGTTACCAAAGATGAAAGTAAAAAGATACCTTACGAAGTTGTGTGTACGTACAAGAACAACGAAGTCAAACCATTTGTCTTTCCAAACATTATCAGTCAAACTGCAAAAGCGTACAATGAAGCGCATACATTAATTGAAGTCAATGACTTAGGTCAATCAATCGCCGAAGCGATGCATTATGAGTTAGAATACCCTAATATCTTAATGACGACTCAAAAAGGTAGAGCGGGTCAAATACTTGGAGCGATGTTCTCTGGTCGAGGTACATCACTAGGGGTAAGAATGACAAAACAAATAAAAAAGGTGGGTTGTGCGAATTTTAAGACGCTTATGGAGGGTGATAAACTACAAGTGAACGATTTTAGTATCATTGAAGAAATATCAACATTTTCACGTAGAGGGAATAGTTGGATGGCTGAAGAAGGTTGTAATGATGACTTGGTTATGTGTTTAGTCATATTTGGATGGCTCTCAAATCAACCCTATTTCAAAGAGTTATCAGATTCAAACATAAGAAATCAGATGTATATGGAACAACAAAATCTAATCGAACAAGATATGGCGCCGTTTGGGTTCGTAGATGACGGTATCAA